AACATCAAATAGCACTAATTTTGAACCAGATGTAACTGAGTTTGTTGAAGAAGCCTTTGAAAGATGTGGGCTAGAACTTAGAACAGGGTATGATCTTAAAACAGCAAAACGATCTATAAACCTTATGTTAGCCGAATGGGCAAACAGAGGACTTAACCAATGGACTATAGAACAAGCAACTCAAACTGTAACCAAAGGTACTAATCAATATACTTTAGATTCTAATGTTATTGACATATTAGATTGCTCATTAAGAAGAGATACTGACGGCACTAATCTTGATTTGCAAATGACAAAAATTAGCAGAAGTGAATTTTTAAATATTCCAACTAAATCTACTCAAGCTAGACCTAATCAATTTTTTTTAGACAAACAGGTTAGTCCTGTTTTAAATATATGGCCAACACCAGAAAACAGCACTGATGTATTAGTATTTAATAAGTTAGTAAGAATGGACGATGCTGATACAGCTACCAACACTATGGACATGCCGTTTAGATTTTACCCTTGCTTCGCAGCAGGTCTTGCTTATTACATAGCTATTAAGAAAGCACCAGACAGAGTAGGCATGTTAAAACAAATGTACGAAGACGAGTTTGAAAGAGCCATGTCTCAAGACGAAGATACTGCTTCTTTTAGAATATCTCCTTATCTAAGAAACGGATACTAATATGGCATACGCAACTGGTAAATACGCAATAGCACTTTGCGATAGGTGTGGCTTTGAATACAAACTATCTCAATTAAGAGAAGAGTGGAACGGAGCAAAAACCTGTAGAGATTGTTTTGATCCAAAACATCCACAGCTTGAGCCATTGCCACACGTTTCTGATCCTGAAGCTTTATATAAACCTAGACCTAATAATGATTTAGAAATAGGAGAGGGAGTGGTTTATACTAATGACAGCGATACTAATTCATCCATGACTGCTGATCCAATAGGATCTAAGATATTAGGTTATGAAATGACAGCTTCACTTGGCGAGGTTACAATAACAACATGACATTATCAGAATTAAAAACATTAATACAAAACTATACTCAGAATACAGAAACTACATTCGTAGCCACATTAGATGACTTTATTAAAAATGCTGAGGAAAGAATATTTGAATTAGTACAGTTTGATTTTTTTCGTAAAAATGTAACAGGTACATTAACATCAGGTAATACTTACCTCACAACTCCTACAGATTATCAAACAAGTTTTTCTCTAGCAGTTATAGACGGCAATGGAGATTATCATTACTTAGATAAAAAACATCCATCATTTATGCGTGAATACTCTGTTGATCCAACTGATTCAACTTTAAGAGGTTTACCAAAATATTATGGAGACTTTGATAAAGAACTATCTACAGCATCAAACAATGGCTCTACAATTATTGTTAGTCCAGTTCCTGACTCTAATTACAGTGTTGAGCTCCATTATTTATTCAAACCAAATTCTTTAGTTACAGATACCACAGGCACTTGGGTATCTAACAATGCTAGAAACGCTTTACTATATGGAAGTTTAGTTGAAGCTTATATATTTATGAAAGGTGAAAATGATTTATTACAGCAATACGAGCAACGCTTTGCAAGTGAAATAAATAGATTGAAAAATCTTGCAGAGGCACGTGGAAGGAGAGATGAATACAGATACGATTCATTAAGAACTAATGTAACTTAAGTTTCAAAAGGAGAGAGATGAAACCTATAAAAAAACTTAATGGTAAAACTATAGCTATTGTCGGTCTTGGCAAAAGTTGGTTTGATTATAATTTAGCAAAATCACACAGCGTTCACTTTGATGAGGTGTGGGCTATAAATGCCGTAGCATCAGTAATATTTCATGATCGTGTTTTTATGATGGACCCACCTAGTAGATTTTTAGATACGCAAGATGCAGGTGGCCAAACAGATTGCATGAAAGAATTATTAACCAATCACAACAAACCAATATACACATGTCAACTCGATGAAAGATGTAAAAATTTAGTTGAATATCCTGTTAAAGAAATAGTTAAAGAAACTAACTGTCATTATTTAAACAACACAGTAGCTTACGCTATAGCTTTTGCATATTGGAATAATGTGGCTAATATAAAATTATTTGGTATGGATTTTTCTTACAAAAATAATTTACACTTTGCAGAGTCAGGCAGAGCTTGTGTTGAATTTTGGTTGGCTAAGTGTATGGATAAAGGAATACAAGTAGAGGTAGCATCTAGTAGTTCTTTGCTAGATACAAACATACCAGGACAACAAAGATTGTACGGCTATCATCGTTTAAGCGATCCTTATATTCCTGTTGTAGATCAAAAAGGAATTGAATTAAAAAAACTTAGTGAACTTAAAGTAGAAAAAAAACAAATATTACCTCAAATAGCTGATAGGTATGATAGTCATTTAAAACCACCAGAGCCAAAAAAATGGTAGATGAAATAACACCAGCAGGAATGCCTGGACTAGGCTTAATAGAAGCTAAAACTTCTAACTATGGTGGTCACTCGCCAGAGTTTTGGGCAGAGAGATTAGCAGAAAAAATAGTCAGCAGTAGTGACAGTGAAGATCCTTACATTCAAGAACAAGCAAAAGCATATAAAGATTTGATTTACAAGGTTTGTTTGATTTATATAAAAAATGCGTTAAAATCCTATAAAGCTACTCTGATACAAGACTTTATTAAACAAGGAGACACAGAGTTAGCAGATATTATAAAAAGGATTTAATATGGCTATTACATCAACATTAACCACTAGCTTTAAAAAAGAACTTCTTGAAGCTGTGCATAACTTTAAAAACTCAGGCGGAGATACTTTTAAATTAGCTTTATATACAAGCTCTGCTACTTTAGGTGCAGCTACTACAGCTTTTACTACAACAGGACAAGCAAGTGGTACTAACTATACATCTGGTGGTAGTAATTTAACTAGAGTAGATCCTACTTCAAGTGGCACAACAGGATTTACTGATTTTGCTGATCTAACCTTTGGTACAGCTACAATTACAGCTAGAGGTTGTATGATTTACAACTCAACTGATAGCAACGCATCTGTAGCTACAATCGACTTTGGTGGAGACAAAACATCCACAGCAGGTGATTTTACTATTGTTTTTCCAGCCGCAGCAGCAAGTACAGCTATTATAAGAATAGCCTAGCCTTATGGCTAACATAACTGGTTGGGGTAGAGGCACTTGGGGTGAGGGTGCTTGGAATGAAGCTTTACCAGTTACTCTTACAGGATTAGCAGCTACAAGTGCGTTAGGCACTGTTTCTGTTGTAGCAAAAGCTAATGTAACTCCCTCTTCTCAAGTTGGCACCACAGCAGTAGGAACTCCTACTCTTGATTGTGAGGCTAATTTAACTCTTACAGGACAATCATCTACAAGTGCTCTTGGCACAGCTACGGTTGTAGCAAAGGCTAATGTTACCCCGTCAACACAAGTTGGCACAAGTGGATTAGGCACCGTATCTACAGTTGCAAAAGCAAATGTAACACCTAGTTCACAAGTTGGCACATCTGCTATAGGAGGCGTAGGTGTTAATGGCGATGCAGTTGCTAATGCACCTGGAGCAGTAGGATCAGTTGGCACCGTTGGAGTTGATGTAGATGGAGAGGCAAACGTAATAATATCTGGTGTATCTGCAACTTCAGCAGTAGGATCTATAACTGTTCATCATAACGAAATATTTACTATTACAGGTGTTAGTGTAACAGGAAGCGTAGGATCAGTTACCACAATATCTAAAGCAAACGTGGTACCAACAGGCGTTTCAGCCACAGGATTTGTAACTGATGTGTTGGTGTGGGGACTAATAGATGATACACAAACGAAAAATTATGCTAATATAAATGCAGATCAAAGTTCATCCTTTGCTGAAATTAATGAAACACAAACCCCAAACTGGGAAGAGGTAGCATAAAATATGGCATCAACATACGTAAATGATTTAAGACTTGAGGAGATGGCGACTGGAGATCAGTCGGGATCATGGGGAACCACAACCAATACAAACTTAGAACTTATTGCTGAGGCTTTTAGCTTTGGTACAGAGGCAATAACCACAAACGCAGATACTCATACAACTACAATAGCAGACGGCTCTACTGATCCTGGTAGATCGTTATACTTAAAATACACAGGTACTTTAGATTCAGCTTGTACTATTACTATAGGACCAAATACAGTATCAAAACTTTGGTTTATAGAAAATGGAACATCAGGCTCACAAAACATAATTATTTCT